CGTCCGCCCGCATGATGACGCGGATGAATTTGCGTTCCGGCAAAACGAGTGGATTGGCGTCTGGCATAACAGTGCCACTGCGCGACCGCTGTCTGAACTCGCCACCGACCACGCCACCGCCATAGTCACCCGCGCCGACTGGCAAGCCGAGAAAGCGCGTATTGCTGGGAAGGTGGATGGTGGGTGGAAGCGGCATAAGCGAAAAAGCCAGCCGGTAAGCGATGGAGCGATTGTCGAGATTCGAACTCGCGGCGGCGAATATGAAACGTGCGAAGCATCCTGTTTTTCATGGGGTGCTACTGGAAACAGCCAGATCATGGCCTACAGAATCCACAAGCCAGCCGAGCAGCCAGCGCCGGCAAGCGAGGAAGCCATTCAGGTCGGTATCGATGCAGCCGATGCAGGTAAGTTGACGCCGATTGCTGAGGTTAAGTCGCGTTTTACGTGCGAGCCTGTAATTTATCTTGAGCAGATGCAGGAAGGCATGACCGTTCGCTTTTCGCGTTTTACGAATCCGGATCATAGGCACTGGGAGTTCACGCCTGGGAAAGAGTATCGAGTTGGCAGAATCGGTGACGATGTAGGGCCTGTTGCGGACAGCGGGCATATCCCGTCAGTGAATTGGGGTTTCGAGTTCACGCTAGTGGATGGTTCCTTTTCTGATATTCGCGAAGCAGTAGGGTCGCCACAAGACACCATCCTATTGATCCGCGACCGCATCCGCACCCTAGACACCCAGCGCGCCGAACTCGAAGCGGCCTATCAGCGCCAGATCGGGGAGATTGCCAAAGAGCGGGATGGGTTGGTGGCTCAGCTGAAGGCTGAGGGGTTGGCGCTGGTTGATGTTTTGCAGCCGGTTGAGGATATGAGCGATCCGGCTAGCTGGGTCAAGGGCGACCTGATTACATTTGTCGAAGAAGTTAAAGACCGATGCTTCACAACCGGCAAGCAGTACGTTTTTGAAGAGCTGGACGGCCATGGCACCGCTGGCGTGCTAGCTGACGACGAAGGCGACGAAAACGGCTGGGCCGTTGAATACTTCAAGTGGCATTCGCGCCCCGGCAAGTGATGAGGTAGAATCACCAGCAAGAATAACCGCCACGCCTCTCGCAGAAGCGCACCAGGCGGTTAGTTAATCCCTAAAGCCAGGTTTGAGGAATGCAGTAGATGGCACTAACCCCGAAACAAGAGAACTTCTGCTTGGCGTACCTCGAAACGGGTAACGCCAGCGAGGCTTATCGTCGGGCGTATGATGCTGAGAACATGAGCTCTAACGCGCTTAACCGGGAAGCGTGCGTAATGCTTGACAACCCAAAGATTGCCCAAAGGCTTGAAGAGCTGCGCGAGCCAATCATGCAGCGCCATGCGATCACTGTTGACGTTCTGCTGGCCGAGCTTGAAGAGGCCCGAAAGCTGGCTATGTCAATCGAGGCACCGGCTCCCGCCGTTAGCGCAACCATGGGCAAAGCCAAGTTGCTAGGCATGGATAAGATCGTTGTGGATAACATCAGCAGCGACCGGAGCATGTCACCCAACTTGGCCGGCGATGCGGTAATTGCTGCGCTGGAAAAGAAACACTCGAAAGGCTAGAATGTAAGCGCGCCTAGGCTGATCCCCGAACACCCGTTACACCTGACGGGCCGGCGCAACTCTTCATCAGGTGCAGCCATTGGGTGATGGTTATGAAAGCATGCACAAAGTGCAGTATCGAAAAGCCTCTTTCAGAATTCCACAACTGCGCGTCAAAGCCTGACGGCAAGTTCTCGGCCTGCAAGCATTGCCGAAACTCCTACAATAAAGCGAAGTCCGCCGAGATTGGCCACGATGTTCTTTACCGTCGCGCGATAGAGAGCGCAGGCGAAGAGGCCTACAAGGATCGCACCCGCCAGTATTACGAAAAGAACAAGGAGTCTATCAAGGCAAGGTCACGCCAGTGGTCTAGCGATAACAAAGAGCGCAAGGCGCTTAATGGTCGCATTGAATACCAGAGGAACCGCGCCAGGTATCTTGAGCGCGCGTCCAAGTGGTCAAAGGAAAACAGGGATAAGCGCAGCAGCATATGCCTTGCCTACTTCAAGCGGATGAAGGAAGAGCGCCCGCATGAGTACGTCACAACAACCAGGGCGCGCAAGATGATCCACCGCATACTGGCGAAAACAGGCAAGGCCAAACTGGCCAGAACCTTCGAGCTGCTTGGTTATAGCCGTGAACAGTTTGAGGCGCGCATAAGCGCTCTTTTTGAGCCAGGCATGGAATGGGGCAATCACGGCGAATGGCACATAGACCACATCATCCCGGTGGCTGAGCTTGTCAGGTGTGGCGTGACCGATCCGGCAAAGATCAATGCGCTTTCAAACCTTCGCCCACTGTGGGCGGCGGACAACATGGCAAAGCGTGATAGCTTTGAGCTTGCGCCGCCAGATGCGGCAGAAGTAACTAGGGCGACCAAATGTCACCGGATGAAATCGCAGACAACCGCACTGACCTGCTGACCTTTTCGCAGACCATGTTCCGCGCTCGAAAGGGTTCGGACATGCGCGACAACTGGCACCAGGCCGCTATATGCGAAGCCCTGGAACGCGTTGTTATCGGCAAGACAAAGCGCCTGATTATCAACATCCCGCCGCGCAGTGGTAAGACCGAGATTGCCGTGATCAATTTCATGGCGTGGTGTATGGGAAACTTTCCAGGCTCTGAATTTATTCACGCTAGCTACTCCAAGCGCTTGGCCACAGCTAACGCCTATGCAGTGCGGGCTATCATGCTGCATGAGGTGTACCGGGAGATATTCGACCACACGGCGCTGGCTGGCGACTCAAAGGCTAAGGATGAGTTCCGCACCGAGCATGGCGGGATTGTCTACGCTACAGGCGCAGAAGGCACCATTACAGGCTATGGCGCTGGCGGCATGGGTGAGCGCTTTAAGGGCGCGATTGTCATAGACGACCCGCACAAGGCCGGCGAAGCTAACAGCGCCACCATGCGCCAAAACGTGCTTGATTGGTTCGCCACGACCATGGAAAGCCGAAAGAACAACCCTAATACGCCAATCATCGTCATCATGCAGCGCTTGCACGAAAACGACCTCTCCGGCTGGCTGCTAGGCGGCGGCAACGGTGAAGAGTGGGAGCACCTGAACATTCCGGCAGTCGGCGATGACGGCACCAGCTTTTGGCCCCAGCAATTCCCGCTAGAAATGCTCGACAGGCTCAAGGCTGCGAACAGCTATGTTTTTGCTGGGCAATACCTGCAAAGGCCGGCACCGGTAGGCGGCGGTATATTCAAGGACGAGTGGATCAAGCATTGGTCTGTTCTGCCCGATCTTGAGTACCGCATGATCTACGCCGACACGGCCATGAAAACCGGCGAGGAAAACGACTACAGCGTCTTCCAGCACTGGGGCAAAGGTAAGGACGGGAAGATCTACCTGCTGGATATGATCCGGGGTAAATGGGAAGCGCCGCAGTTGCTGACCAACGCTCGCGCCTTTTGGGATAAGTGCAAGGCCAGCCACAGCGGCACCTTGCGCAAGATGAAGGTAGAGGACAAGGCCAGCGGCACCGGCCTGATTCAGCAGCTAAGGCAGGGAGGTGTGCCGGTAGAGGGGATACAGCGCAGCAAAGACAAGATAACCCGAGGCTATGACGCAGCGCCGCAGGTTGAGGCGGGGAATGTGTACCTGCCCCTTGTTCACGCGGCACTGTCTGACCTACTGCATGAGCTGAGCCTGTTCCCTGTTGCATCGCATGACGATATGGTCGATCCGCTTATGGACGCTATCAATGACATGTTCCTTGCTCCGCCTTCTGCGGCGGGTATTCTCCTCCCTTCCCGCCGTCGCCGTTAGGTCACTTCATGGCCTTCACGCGGTCAACCATGGCAGGGTTAAGAGGCTTGCCGCTGTCGTCGGTTAGAACGGTGATGGTACTGCAGCGGCAGTTGATCGAATTGGCATCGCGCGACCACCATTCGCGCTGTTCCTGAGCTGAATAGATACCACCATGACGCGCCGAATGCGTTGCCCGCGTGGTGGGGCTTAGCGCAGAAAAATGCATCTCCCGGCTGTTAATACCTAGCTCAATGTTGGCCTGCTGCGCTTCGTCTAGCCTGGCCTGCCGCAATGCATTCGGTATCTCAGTGCGTGCGATGCGATGCCCACGCCGCGCTTCAATGCCGGCCTGTTCGGTTAGCGTGCGGGCCACGTCGCGGGGATTCAAACCCTGACTGAATCCG